TTAAAAGGATTTAAGCCATGGGTCTTATAAAATCATTAGCTGGGTTAGCCGGCCTTGCAGTTGGCGGACCAATGGGCGCAGCTCTTGCTGTAGGCGCTACCGAAGCAGCGCAAGGTGGAGACTTTAAGGACATCTTGGGCAGTGGCCTAAAGGGGTTCTTTGGCGGCACGGCAGTTAACTCGGGCCTTGGCGCACTGAAGGGCGCCGGCATGATGAACACTTCAAGTCCCGCGGCCTTGGCTCAAGCGGGTGGTGGCGCAGTCGGCGGCGGCGGTGGCGGTGGCGGTGGCGGTGGTGGTGGGATTGCATCTCTGGGTCGAAACATCTTTGGCGGTGGGCCTGCCGGCGGTGGCGGAACAGGCTTGATGGGATTAATGAGAGACAACCCGTTGATTACTGCACTGGCATTACAGGCATATGACGAGAACAGATACCCTGACGGTGTTAAAACCAGCACTCCCCTGCAAGAAAGACAGTTAGCCACTGGAGAAAGACTGCCTGACTATGAAGGCAGGGTGTTCACTCCTATGCGTTACGCCGCTCAAGGGGGCATGATCGAAGGACCAGGGACCGGCACCAGTGATGATATCCCCGCAACGATCTATCAAAACGGAAGTCCAGTTCAAGAAGCAAGACTATCAGACGGTGAGTTTGTTCTTCGTGAGAAGGATGTTCTGGCTGTTGGTGATGGGGACAGGGAAAAGGGCGCGGCGCGTTTATACGCAATGCAAAGACAGGTAGGATAGATGCAAGCCATGGCAGTTGATCAAACTCAAACAGTTCTACAGGGGCAGTTCCTTCCGGAGTATCAAGAGAAGTATCTGAAAGACCTGTTGGCTAACGTATCATCAATTAGCGAGAAATCTCCCCTTGCAGATGTGGCCGCACCTGATGTCATGC